CATTGGGCAAATAGATGCTGGAGGGGAAGGCTTGACGCTGACCAGTGCTAATACGGTGGCTTTTGTTGAATTTCCTGATACTCCTGGTCAATTTTTTCAAGCGGCAGATAGGGTGCATAGAATAGGACAGACCGCAGATGTAGTTTATGTTTATTCTTTATTTGCGGAAGGAACTATAGAAAATCATATTGTAGATGGTTTGGAAGAAAGTTATAAAAATTTGAAAAACATTTTGGATGGGGTGGATTCACCTGGAATATTTACTCAAAGTTTTGATGATGTGATACTAAAAGGATTGAGAAGATGAGTAAATGGATTGTCAGTAAGCAAGGTATTTTGCTGAAGACCTATTTAAGCCGGATGATATCTCATGATAAAAAACGGTGGATATCCTCTATAATATATGAGGACGCTCATAAATATTCATCTGAAAAAAATGCGATACGTTCCGCCATTACCTGTGGTGGTGTAGTGGAGAAAATATTATAAGGAGTATTTTTATAATGAAAGAATATGAATCTTTTTTGGAATCTAAAAGTATAGAATTTACAGGTATTGGGTTTACACCTAAAGTGTTGAATAAGTATTTATTTCCATTTCAAAAAGCAATAGTAGAGTGGGCATTGCAAAAAGGTAGATCCGCTATATTTGCAGATTGTGGACTTGGAAAAACAATTATGCAGTTGGCTTGGGCAGACGCAATAGTTAAAGAGACTGATGGAAATGTGTTGATAGTCACTCCATTATCAGTATCGTACCAAACAGTTAGGGAAGGTCATAAATTCCATATTAAAGATACGCAGTCACGTGATGGTTGTATTACCGGAAAAATAACAGTTACAAATTATGAAATGGTTTCTAAATTTAATCCAGATGATTTTGTTGGGTTGGTTATTGATGAGTGCTTTTCTCCAGATACATTAATAGATTGTATTGGGCTTGATAATAATCCTACAAAGAAGTATATTAAAGACGTATGCAGGAATGACAAAATATACAATGCATACGGAGTAGACCATGTATACGAAACACATAAAAGACGAATCAACAGGGCGTTTCATATCAGTACCGGACAAGGAAATTTTACCAGTAGCGAAAATCATCCATTCTTTACCCTGCATGGATGGAAACGTGCGCAAGATTTACAAACCGACGATTATATCATGGAAACAAGCACGGCAATGCGCCTACTGCGGAAAGATATTTACTCCGGAAATAACGCAACAAAAAATGAAAAGATTTTGCAATCGATCTTGTTCAGCGAAATGGAGAATGAGCTTGCCGGAAATAATAGCGAAAATACACACGAAGGAAATGCACGAGTTAATAGGCAAAAAGAAATCAGAATGGTACAAGAATGGATCGCCGAAAGCTCTAAAGGAATTAGAAAGGATTCGGAACCTAAATCCTTCATTACGTCCAGAAGTGCAGAAGAAAATATCATTAAGATTGCAAGCGATGAAATGGAAACCTTCCGTGCGTGGGGGAAATGGTCATCCAATGACATTGCCTCAGCAATTAATGAAGGATGCGTTGTCAAACAGTTGGATACCGGAATATGCTATATCACTGGGAAAATGGAAACAAGGTTTTCCAACGTGTTACAAAGTAGACTTAGGGAATCCAAGGAAAAAAATAGCAATAGAAATAGACGGATTCAGTCATGGATCAAGGAAAGAATTAGACAAGAAAAAAGACAATATGCTGGTTTCGTTAGGGTGGACGGTATTGAGGTTTACGAACAAGGCAATCCTGAATTGGAACGATACAGGGAAGCCGACGGATTCATATATTTCTATGACCTTAAAGCAACACGGCATCCATCATATTCAATAAATGGGTGCTTAGTTCATAACTCATCAATAATTAAATCTTTTGATGGGAAAACACGTAATGAAATAATAACACGATTTGATTCCGTGAAATATAAATTGGCCTGTAGCGCGACCCCATCACCAAATGATTATATGGAACTAGGAAACCATAGTCAATTTTTGGGCGTTATGTCATATACAGAAATGCTCGCAAAGTTTTTTTATCACGATGCTTCTAACACTTCACAATGGAAATTAAAAGGGCACGCAGAAAATGATTTTTGGAAATGGATTTGCTCATGGGCGGTTATGATTAGAAAACCTTCCGATATTGGCTTTTCGGATGAGGGGTTTGAATTACCAGAATTAAAAATAAACCAGGTAATTATTCCTACAAATATTGAATTAAATAATAACAAATTATTTTCCTATGAAGCGCGAACACTTGAAGATCAACGGCAAGTAAAAAAAGAAACGGTAGAAATAAGAATAAATAAATGCGTAGAAATGTTAAAAGGCACAAAAGAAACATGGGGTATTTGGTGTAGTTTAAATAGTGAGGGTGATTCATTAGCAAAAATAATACCTAATGCTATTCAAGTTTCCGGTTCAAATACGTTAGAAGAAAAAGAAGAAAGGTTGAATGGTTTTTCAAGTGGAAAATATCCTATTCTAATAACGAAAACGAAGATTGGTGGATTTGGTTTAAATTGGCAGCATTGTCATAATGTTATATTTGTATCAATGACGCATTCCTATGAAGCATTTTATCAAGCAATTAGACGCTTTTGGAGATTCGGGCAAAAACACCCTGTAAATGTTTATTTAATTACCGCCGATGTAGAAGGCCCAATTTTAACAAATATAATGCGAAAAGAAAAAGATGCAATAGCGATGCAAAATGGTATGCTAAAATATATGAAAATATATCAGGATGTTTTTAAGGTAACTGGAATAAAAGACACGTATAAGGAAGGTACAAAAATGGGAAAAGATTGGGAAATGAAATTAGGCGATTGCGTAGAAAAAATAAAAGAAATAAAAGATAACAGTATCCATTATTCTATTTTTTCACCACCATTTGCATCATTATATACATATTCAAATTCAATACGCGATATGGGTAATTGTAAGGATATAAAACAATTTAAAGCACATTTCAGATTCCTTATAAAAGAATTGTTACGCATAACAATGCCCGGAAGATTGTTATCGTTTCATTGCGCTAATTTGCAAATAAGCAAGGGAAAAGAAGGCTATATTGGAATACGTGATTTGCGTGGAATACTTATTCAAATGTTTTTAGATGAAGGGTGGATTGAACATTCTGAAGTTGTTATTTGGAAAGATCCAGTGGTTGCGATGCAAAGAACAAAATCACTTACACTTTTACACAAGCAAATAAAAAAAGATTCCGCTCGATGCGCGCAAGGAATTCCTGATTATTTAATAACTATGGTAAAACCCGGAGAAAATCCTGAAAAAGTGGTGCATACAAATGACTCATTTCCGGTAGAAGTTTGGCAAAATTATGCTAGTCCAGTTTGGATGGATATTAAGCAAGGAAATACATTGCAAAAAACTTCAGTGCGAGAAGAAAAAGATGAAAAACATATTTGCCCTTTACAATTACAGGTTATTGAACGTGGAATACAATTATGGACTAATCCTGGGGACACCGTGTTTGATCCATTTACAGGAATAGGATCAACTGGATATGTTGCTCTTTTGCAAGAACGCAAATTTATTGGAATAGAATTAAAGGAAGCGTATTATAATCAAGCTGTGGCTAATTTGAAAGTGGCTAATTCAAAAAAAGCACGAAGTTTAATTGGAATTTCGTTGTTTGATAAATAGTATATGAAAACAAAAAAATTGAACCTAGATCCAGAAAAGAAACTAATCACTCATATGATAGTATCTCCAGAATTCATCAAATGTATTGTTCCCATATTTAGATCCTATTATTTGAAAACTACATATGCCAGAATAGTAGGCTCTTGGATTGAGGAATTCTATGAACAATTCAAGACCAACCCAGGTATTATAATTCAGGACATTTATCGAGCAAAAAGAGGAGAGATAAAATCAGCGGAAGATAGTGAAGCTGTTGCGGAATTTCTAGCCATATTATCAAAAGAATATGCGGAATCCATTCCCAATAATATAGACTATTCCATTCAGCAAGCCACATTATACTTGAAAACTAGATCACTTGAATTGCTTATGGAAGATTTATCATCGGAGCTTCAAAAAAATGATCCGCTATCGGCAGAGTTAGCCATTGCCAATTATAATCGAGTGGAGCATATTACAGGAGAAGGAACCAGTATGCTTCATGATACTCAGGATGTTATCGGTGCTTTTATGGATGAGGAGGAATTGCTATTTAGAATGCCCGGAGCTTTTGGTACTGTAGCAGGTGATTTTAATAGGGGTGATTTTGTGGCTTTTATTGCGCCAATGAAACGTGGTAAAACGTTTATGCTATGGTATGCGGCAGAAATTGCTATGAATGCCGGATGTAAGGTAGTTTTTTTTACATTGGAGATGACTAAAAAGCAGATGATCCGGAGGGCATGGAAAAGTATGCTGGGCCAGCCTAAAACAGATATGGAAATAACCATTCCATATTTTTCTGTGGCTGAGGAAGATCCGGTAAAATACGAGGTATTGGAAAGGACGGAAGAAAGAAAAGCCTTAGATCCGAATAAGATTGAACGTATGCAAAAAAAGCTACGTAGATTGATGAGAAGTGGTGATGTACGGATAATTCAGTTGTCCGGATATTCCGCTACAGTATCAGATTTGGAAGCGCATTTGGACACATTAAGTCATTACGATAATTTTGTTCCAGATGTGGTAGTAGTTGATTATGCGGAT